TGCGGCAGACCTACCGCTTCCTCGGTAACGACTATGTGTTCGTGCCGTTCCAGGTATCGGGCTCGATGATGACCCTCGGCGGGGACAACGAGACGCTGACGGTGCTCTTCCCCAATTTTGAGATGGCGGTAACGATGCTGGAGGGCGGCGACGGCAACCGCAATAGCGAGCTGACGCTCACCAACCTCTGGCTGAACCAAGCTGACCAGCCGATCCCTGACCCGATCCCTGAGTTTTATGTGGGGCAGGGCAGCACGTTTAGCGAGACCACCATCGAGTGCCGCTTCCGTAGCGCCTTGGACTCAGTGGGTGGCACCTTCCCCGCGCGGATTATTACAGCCGAGAATAGTGGCGTGCTGCCGCTTGATTCCAGTGTCCGGTTGCAATGACCTGCTGTTTCTGCGTTACGGCTGGGGTCACGCACCTGGCGATGGCAGCGGGCTGACCGACTGCTTCCAACTGGTCTGCGAGGTGCGGCGAAGGTTAGGGCTAAGGGACTACGGCCCGCAGTTTGACTGGGCGTATGAGACCTACACTGAGGAGACGCTGCCTCGGGTGCGCTTGATGCGTTGGTTGCTGGAACATTGCAGCCGCGTTGATACCCCGCAACCCGGTGATCTGCTGTTATGTCAGGGTCAAGCGGCTGGTGCGTTTGCTGTCGTTAGCGCTGTAGGTGGAATGATCCACCTGCGGGAGTCTGGGATGGTGGGGCATCAGTTGAGTGTTCCTAGCCTGCTGCCGTTATTTCGCCCGCTGCCATGAACCGCAAGCTCCTGCCCTACGAGCGCGGTCTGTGCCAACAGCTAGGGCTGAGTGAGGACGAGTACCTGCTGTTTCTGGCAGCGCAGAAGGACTACAGCCTTTCAGAGGATGAACGACGGGCGGAGTTAAGGGGCGAGCCTGTCTCGATCATCATGGCGGTGGTCGGGATTCTGTTTCAGGTGGCGTCGGCGTTATTGGCGCCAAAGCCTGAGCAGCCCAAGTTTCAAGCGCAGCGGCGCGATCGGACGTTTGCACCGCGTTATGGCTTCAACTCCACGCAGGAGCTAGCGCGTTACGGCGACCCGATCAATCTGGTCTACTGCAACAAGAACATCAACCCCCAGGGTGCGGTGCGGGTCAATACCGCGCTGCTGTGGTCGTCAGTGGAGAGTGTTGGCAGCGGGCAGTTTATGCAGCTGCTATTGCTGGTGGGTGCTGCTGGTGTGCGGCAGCTTGACTTTGGCAAGACAGCGTTTGGCCAGCTGCCGGTAAAACAACTTTCACCGGCGTCCACCTGGATCTACTACAGCCAGATGCGTGGCCCGGTCCGCGTAGCAGACAAGGTGCTGGGGATGAGCAACGACCCGGCGGTCGAGGATATGGCGGCCGATGGCATCGTGCATCGCCTGCGTCATGGGGTAGATCTGAAGGAGGGCTATTCCATGGCCTTCACGCCAACGACGGCAAAGGATTTAGGCGTTTATGCCCCGATCCCGATCAACGTCGAGGTGTTTGAGCGGGACCAAGATGGTGGAATTACCAGCCATCCCATTGGCATCGAATCACGGACGCCGTGGGCCAACGGACAGTGGTACAAGGAAGGCGACCGTTTTCAGCTGTTCTTTAAGCGTGTCATCCGTGAACAGGGGGATGTCGCAGAAGAGGCAGCAAAGGATCTGCGCTTGCAGCTGGTCAACAACATGGATCGCGGCGCCATCTATGAGCTAGGTAGCGCTCACTTCAGGCTAGTGCGATGGGAAGAGGGGGACTCTCTGACCTCAGAGAATATCGGTGCGCAGTTTGAATGCACAGAGGAAGGCTTTGCGCCATCGACTGGTTATAACCGGCTGCGGGCGCGGAAGCTAGAGGATTACGACCGCGAGCTGTATAAGCACTACAGAGATGTGCTTGAGGCGCCGTCACCTGATCCTGTCACGGACTTGGTGACTAGCGGCACCATCGCGTCTATCGCGCAGGCGATGGGCGGTCGTTACGGCGCGACTGACCACCAGTTATGGCTAGGCGTCGGCAAGGATCAGAACAGCGTTCGCCAGTACAAGAACAGCCTGATCACCGAGGACATCTATATCACCGGGTTTGGCAAGCAGTATGACTTCAACGGGTCGGTCACGCTGAATTGGATTAACGACCTCGACAAGCCTTCGTCGGCTACCTACCCAGAGGGCGGTTCGATTGCTTATAGCGAATTGATCCTAGAGCAGTTCCTGGTGGATAAACCAAAGCTGCCAACCAAAGCGTTACGCGCTGAGTATCGGGACGACAAGAAGAAGCTGCGTCGTATCCGTGACCAGATTGCAGCAGGTCGCCTGCGCAAGCAGATCAGGAATTACATCGTTGCAACCGACCCCCATGCTGCTGGGCTGCGCAACAGAATCAAAGAGCTGAACAGTCTGCTTAGCAACGACCTGCAGGAGTTAAACGACCTGTGGCGAGCAGAAGCAGTAGGGCAGAGTACTGCCGTTAACCTCGCTGCTCAGATTGCGGCCAAGCGGGAAGAGATCGAAAGCTACGCCGACAATGAAGCCGGCGGCCGTGCGGTCAAGAAGGTTAAGCGACTAGAGAATCAAATTGAAAACCTACGAAACGATCGGCGAGATTTCATTTCCGATTACATCGGACTGAAGCGACGGGAGAACAAGAAGACACCCGCGCGGCTTCAATCGTGGCGTAACGAGAAAGCGGATAAGCGCGACGAGCTGGACAAGTACATCAACGAGCAAATGGACGATACCCGTGACGAGCTGATGCGTCGCACACGGGAAGAGCAGTCTCCGTTTGACCTGCCGGGCATTAGCTCTGAGCGTTTTGCCTGCGGCCTTCAATGTCTTGACGAGAAGCTCGACAACCTCAAGGGTGAGTTCACGACAGATCAGGTTGGTGCCAGCTTGATTGTTAAAGCGCTGCGCGAGCTGATTGCCAAGAAGCGTGAGGCGCTGCAATGGCTGAAGTGGCTAGAGAAGAACTGGGACACCCTGGCCAAGGATGTCGATGATCCGTTCTATACCAAGTGTCTGGTCAAGCGGGCACGGGTTGATTATCAGACGGTCACTGGCTGTGATCGGGTGACCTTTAACTTCCGCGCCAGATTGTATCGCCGCATCTCCGGGCGCCAGCTGGATTACGGCACCACCGAAGCGCCTGATGGCTACAAGCTCAGCGATAACGGCATCAAGCGGCGGGTCATGTTCTTCCGCATGATGTACCGCGAGCTAGGCGCTGCAGCATGGGAGGAGGTGCCACGCATCTTTGCGATTGAGCGCGGTAACGACGCGGATCATTATGTGTTCCTGCAGTTCATCTCAAACCGCAAAGTCAAGCGTGAGTTTCGTTTTGTCCCGCTGGTGGATCCCAAGCGCACAGTTAACGAGAAGGGCATCACCGGCTACATCTATATCAAGAATGGCGGCGACCTGAAAAGCATTACCCACGGCAGCGACACGATTAGCTTCCACGGCAGGTTTGTTGACGTAGACGAGAACAAGTTCCCAGCGCTGCCAGAACGCGGCCCGATCTATACCAATGAGTGGGACATGTTCTCCGTCAACTCAGATACTCAGATCCAGTTCAGTTTTGATAACGGGCCTGAGGCATCGCTGGTGAACGTGACGGAGCAGGTGACCGGTGCACTTGATCCTCAGAAGTACAAGGACATGAGCATGATGGCGTTCCATACCTACGCCGCTAACGGCGTGGATGACCTGCGTTCTATCTCTGCTTATGCCTTGGAAGGCAAGCAGGCGTGGAAGGTCAGGGATAGCGATGGCACGCCTTACGAAAGTGGAAAGGGAGCTTGCTTTGCGCCGGATATCTTTGCCGACACCGTGCTGGATAGCACCAACGGCATCAAGAACTTTGCCAATGCCAATGCGGTGGACTGGGACCGTCTGGCGTTAGCCAAGCGTTTCTGCAAGAACAACGGGCTGGGTTGTCAGCTGTTCATGGATGGCGTGATCGCTGACCGGCGTGGATGGCGTGAGTTCTGGGTGGAGGCGGCGCCGTTCAGCCTGCTGGAGTTTGCGCGGCTGAATGGCAAGGAGACGCTAGTGCCTGCGTTGCCTGTCACGCCTGACGGGAAGGCCACCACCAGCTTGACGATCTCGGCTCTGTTTAACGAGGCCAACATCCTCGAAGACAGCTATCGCGAGGAGTATCTGGACTATGGGGATAACACCAAGGACTTGGTAGCGACGGTGATCTATCGGGAGGTGGCAGAGCCTGATGAGGTGTTTGCACGGAATACCAGCACCACGCTGTGCTTGAAGGACACCGACGACGGCGATGCGGTATGGCAGACCTTTGACCTGTCGGATTGGGTGAGCCAGCGCAAGCAGGCGGAGCTATACGGGCGGATGCTATGCCAACAGCGGCGGCACGTTCACCGCACGATCGAGTTCAGGACAGTGCCAACCGATAGCCCTGTGCAGCCTGGCGCTTATATCTATGTAGACATCGGCCTGAAGCGCTGGGACTCGGTGCGCACCGGCGTGGTGCAGGCAAACGGGGCGCTGGATCTGCCGCTAGACGTGGCGATTGTGGATGGCGTCTACACGGTGATGACCTACAACAGCCAGAGCGATCCGCAGGTGCATAGCGGCATCACGATTGCCAATGGCGTGGCGACCAACCTCAATGCAACGCCTGGCAGCCTGTTTGTGTTGGGCAATAGCAGCGACGCTAAGCGCGTCTTTCGCGTCACGGATGTGTCAATGAATGAGGAGGCAGAGATCACGGTGCGCGGCGTGGAACACCCATGCGTCATTAACGGGGGCTCTGCCGTCAGCCTTGTGGCTGATTTAAGCGATGGGTTGTTCAGGACCATCGGCGTAGACTGAACTATGAGCTTTTACAGCGGACGCCACGGCAGCCTGCAACACCTCGGCAAGCCCGTTGCGAAGGTGGCGGATTGGCGGCTGACGGTTGATCAGGATCTGCTGCCGACAACCAAGATCGACGCTTATGCCGAAAGCCATGTGCCCGGTCGGCGCACTGCTACCGGCACAGCGCGGTTGTTTTATTACCGCCTTGGCGTGCGTGAGCAACGGGCTTACACGGAGTTCACCGCACTGCTGCAGAAGGTTGTGCGCAGTGGGATGCCAAGCGATAGCGACCGTGTAGAGCTGACGCTGGCGGTTGGTGGAGTAGGCGATCAGATCAGGCTGAACGCTTATCTAACCAGTGTGTCAATGGGGTCTACCAGTGGCGAGGTGGCGTCTGTTGATGTCAGCTTCACAATGGATGGCGACTTGCTGCAGGGGGTAAGACCGTGATTATTACGGGTGAAGACGGCTGCGTTCAGTTGCGGCGGCGCACTGGTCAGCCGCTACATACAACGATCACTCCATCGGATATTAATACGGTGCTAAATCGTTTCGGCTTTGCCGGTGACGATTCCAACGTGTTAACAGGTGATCGTATTGAGATCTCCACCCAAGACCCTCGGGGGTTGGTCTTCTTGCCTGGGGGCTGGTGGGAAGACGGCACTGTTCACCATAGCGCGATGTTCTACGTGCATGTGAATGCAATGGGCGGTATGCGGGTCTTCCGCACCTTTGCTGAAGCGATTAATAACACCAGAAGTGACGGGTTCCCGTTGGCAGACTTCACGGGTGATCCGCTGCCCGTTTCGATTGAAGTGCGTGATACCGGGTCGCACCCGCTCGCAGGCATTGCGGGCTATACGTTTAATACAGATCGCAGCGCGGTTGATGTTACGTCGCTCGGCGATCTGTTTACTGAGCAGTTCAGTGCAGGCAACCTTTCAGGTAGCGGCACTCTTGACTGCTTCTTCAAAGTTGAAGATGGGTTGTGCGCGGTATCAGGGCAGGAAGACCGAGAGCTATCCATGATTTTGCCGCAGCTGCTATTGCGTGCAGATCTTGGCGGTGAGTTCGATGCGGTGTTCACAATCGCCACGCCAAGGCCGGATACTCCGATTGCTTACGAAGTGAGGGGGATGATTACCCGCTCAGCCATTACGGTGCGTCCTGGGGTTGCTGTAGAGCTTGCGATTGACTTCGTGACGACTGGCGAGTTTTCATTGCGGTTAGGCGAGCTAAGCGGCTACATCCTGAAAGAGGACTACGACCGTATCGCCAGAGAGCAAGACCTTGACTTCCTGCTGAAAGAGCCGACCGACTAACCTGAGGGGAGCCCTAATCGTGATTCGGTAGCTGTGGCAGACACCAGGATCTCAGCTCTGACGCGCCTGCCTGAGGCTGGGGTGTCACCTACTGACCTGCTACCGATCGCTGATTTATCAGCATCGGAGACCAAGGCGATCACCGCCAAGGATCTGCTGGAAGGCGTTGTTGTCAATATGGATGCAGGGTCCATCCCTGTAGGCAAGATTGATTTTACTGCTGGCGTCGCTGGCAGCAGTATCAACATCACGCAGGGTGACGTTGTACTGGGGCGCATCGCAGGCGCTGGCAAGGCAGAAGAGATTGCTTGTACAGCAGCGGGACGTGCCTTGCTGGCTGGCATAGATGCAGCAGCACAACAGGCAGCATTGGGGCTCGGCACCCTTGCGCTACGTAGCGGTAGCTGGGTGGATGGCTCCAGCTTTAGCGGCACTAGCAGCGGCACCAATACCGGTGATCAGACGATCACGCTGACCGGCCCGGTCACGGGTAGCGGCACCGGCACCTTTGCCACTTCGCTTGCGGTGGGTGGGGTCACGACTACAGCGTTAGCTGATGGCAGCGTGACCACGGCAAAGCTTGCAGATGGCAGCGTTACAGCGGACAAGCTGGGCGATCAGTCCGTCACGCTTGTACTGACCAGTTCGCCTGCAGGAGCGGGCGCCTTCATTGGCCAGTCAGCGTTTAATACGGTCAATGGATACAGCTATACCTATACCTCAACCGGTTGGGTGTTGGACTCTGGGGTCCAGTCGATTTCTATTACCGACACTGGCACTCCGCTAAGCGTTGCGGTGTCGGGCAGTGAAGCTCTTGTCGTCAACGTCGATCTAGATACGCAGGCTGCTGGCACGGTATGGGCGGGGCCTACTGCAGGCGCTGCTGCCAAGCCAACCTTCCGCGCCTTGGTTAGCACTGATCTACCAGTTGCGACTGGTAGCGCCCCAGGTGCTTTAAAGCCAGGGGTTGGTTTAGCTGTTGATGCAACCGGCAAGCTTGATATCCAGCCCGCAACGTCCAGCGTGCTGGGTGGCGTGTCGGTACAGGGTCCGCAGCTCACGGTTAATGCTGCTGGGGTATTAAGCCACGGGGTAAGCGGTGTTACTGCTGGCAGCTACGCCAAGGTGACAGTGGACGCGCTGGGGCACGTCACGCAAGGTGCAGCGCAACTACAGGCAGCAGATATTGGCAGCGTTGACGCCAGCACAATTACAAGCGGCCTGTTGCCGTCGGTCGTCATTGGCAACAAAACGATCACTGCAGAGAAATTGGCGGATTACGCCACTTCCTATATCCAGGACACGGTGCCGCCGACGCTGGGTAACACGATCGGCCGCTTGTGGCTGAATCCGCTGGCGCAGCAGATTCGGATGTGGGACGGCAACGTCTGGGTGCCGATTGGCGTAGGGGCGCTATCTGAGCAAAACCTGCGCTTCTGCGGTCTGTTTAATGCAAGTGACGGCAAGATCACAATTCTGACTCAGTTTGGCCGCGACGCTGGGTATAAGGTTGGCGATGTTATCCCGGCCGCAACAGATCAGCTAACGGGCTCTTACTTCGTTGCTGATACAGCAGGTAACGGCACTGCCGTAACTGTTGGCGTGACATTTGACCCAGGCGACTGGATTGTTTGCCTTGGTGTCGCGCAAGGTTGGGCGCGAATTGACACGCTTGGTGGTGGTGGCGGTGGTGGCGGTGCTTCCACGCTTGATGGGCTGCTTGATGTGGAAGCCCCAAGCCCTAGCGCAGGGCAGGCATTGCAGTACGACGGGACGGAGTGGAAGCCTGTTACACCGCCTGATGCCAGCACAACGGTTAAGGGTCGCATTGAGCTAGCGACTCAGGCTGAGGTGGATGCTGGCACCGACGCAGTGCGAGCGGTGACACCAGCGACGCTGAAGCAATACGTCGACACTGCTAGCCCTGCACCTGCTGATGCCAGCACAACGGTTAAAGGCATTATTCAGCTAGCTACCGCTGCTGAGGTGTTGGCTGGTACAGATGCGCTGAAGGCGGTGACGCCTAAGGAGGCCAAGGATCACTACCTTGCCAAGAACATTGCATTGCTAGCTGCTCTGCCTTAACCACAGCTACGCCGTTTCCACCCTGCATCTTTTGTCATGAGCCCTGTTCAGTCCACCGATTTACTGCTGATTAACCGCACTGGCGTTGATTACAAGGCGCCGCTGTCGCAGGTCAAGGATGGAGTGCTGGGGAGCCATGTAATCCAGAGCGCTACGCCGCCGACACTGGCAACGCACCCTGACATTGTGAACGGCACGATCTGGGTGGACACCAGCCAGAGCCCGCCTGTTATCAACGTGTGGGACTCAACGGCTAACGGTGGAGCAGGCGGGTGGGAAGAGATGACAGGTGGGGCGCCAAAGCCTGTTAACCCTGCACCGACTGATTTTGCTGCAAACCCGGCCTTTGTTAGCGGCACGGGGACACAGGCTGACCCGTTCATTATCACCCCGTCAACGGTTGCAGCGCCTGGCGGGACTGTGCAGTCAGCGCAACAGCTGACGCTGACCGGGCAGAAAGAAGGTGCCGCCATTAACTGGGTTGATAACTCAGTTGGTGTTGGCAACCGCTTCCAGCAGGCGGGTGGGGCGGTGCCGGCAGGTGGCACGGTCAACCTGCGGCTGAGCTACCTGGACACCCCTAACTCAACAGCAGACCAGAACTACACGGGCAACCTACAGCTAGGAACGACCTACTTCAAGTGGGTTGTGACGCAGCAAGTGATCCCCGCGCTTGCGGCCAACGCGACAACGCAGATCGCTGGTGTCACTGAAACTGGTGCGGCCCTGACAGCTACGGCAGGGACAGCCACAGGCGGTACAGCCCCCATCACCTATGCCACCAAGTGGCAGGTGAGTGCTGACGGTGCCACTGGCTGGACAGATACAGGCACCACTGGCCTGTCGTACACGATTCAGGCAGGGGATCTGAATAAGTACCTCCGTGCTGTGACGACTGCGACGGACTCGACTGCGCCCACAGCGCAAACGCTTGAACTGCCATCTGCTTCGTCAGCCAAGGTCACTGCGCCTGTTGCAGTGACGCTTGGCTGGAACGCGGATACCGATGTTTACACCAGGGATCCTGCTGCCAACAGGATCATCGACGTTCACGCTCGCAT